ATTCTTCGGGAGGTACGGCCATGATCCTGATGCGGCCATCTTTGATCGTGCGCTTGATTTCCACATCATGCAACATGGGTTGCTGCATTGGGATTGGTAATCCAGTGGCTGGATCAATCTGTGGCGGCATCTCAGGCATTGATGGATCAGGATAACTAACCAGAATCTTGACCTCGGCGTTCTCTTGCATCAACACTTGAACGGTCTGGTCATCAAGTCCGGAATACTCTTGGATTTGCACTTCTTCGGACTCATCCCACCAGTATTTGGCGATACCGCACTTACGCACCAGCGAGTCTTTGAACAACGCATAGGTGGTCATGAAACCGTTGTTGTCGTTGGTGAATATGTAGTTCGCGTAATCAGTCGCCTGCTGAGTGCTGGCCACATCTTCTGGACCGCGCGGTACATACTCCACGACATTCTCAGTGCTGAAAAATACACGCATCAGGCTTGGCAACATGGCTGAAACCGTGTCGCGCACTTCCATGGCCACCACCTGTGATCGGCCATCTTCCTCATTGCCAAAGGGGTCACCACGATAGTATTCAGTACCCTTGGCACGGATGGGAGAGACATCAGCATCGATATAACTGACAGCGTCTTCCAGTTCACCGGCAACAATGCCCTGCAACTCGGTGTCATCCATCGGATTGGTGGCCGCCATGTCGGTGGTCATTTGCAAATCATTGATCATTTCTTGTTCCTTGCAGAAATTGCTTTCGCCTTGGCTCGCGCATCAGCCTTGCTTGATGCACCCCACGCCTTCAAACTCAGCAACAGCCGAGTCGGTTCGCCGTTCTTCATCTCGGCGCCAGGCATATTGCCCATTCTCGCAAGGAATGACGCTCTGCGCGGATTGTCACCAGACTTCACCGGCGCTTTTAAGTTCATGCCCTCAGACTTGGCGCTGGCGCGTCCCTTTGCGTTGAGGCCGCCATTTGGATTCTTACCCTCTTTACGCTGCCACGCTGGTGTCTTCATAAGGCACTTTCTTCAAAATCAGGTACATGGAATCAACCGCGCGAGGCAGTCGCAATATTTCCTCTTGCGGCAATTTTAGGCTTGCACCGTACTCGCTGAGACGGTATTCCAAATGCACCATCTCAAACTTTGTATCCTTCCAGCCCAAGTAGTACGCCCAACCGCAGTAGTAAACCCATGACTTTTCATTGAACGCACGCACATGAGTCGGGTCTTGCCATGCGCCATGACTCAAGTCATAAGGCACATGAATGTGCATCTCGCCACCCATCTCCAGCAAATCGCGGCAGTTGGTCATTGCCTGCACAAGATTAGGTATGTGTTCCAACACATCAAAGGCGATGATCTTGGAAAACTGACGGTCAATCTGCATCGGCGCACCAATGTCAACAACCCAATCAGCGCCAACATCTGCGCGAATGTCAGCATTCGTGCAATCGGGCTTGTAGTCTCTGCCAGAGCCGAGATTAAGTGTCAAACCACTGTTTTGCATATTCCGGTCTATATTTTCTAAGCCAAGGCATGGCCTGCTGAATCAATCTCTCGCCGTCCATGCCAATCGTCTGGCTGCCCACATGATGCACATAAGACCGGCTCAGGTAATGGTGAAAGCCTGCGGCACGCAAGTCCTCGCAATGCACATCATCTGAGTACCAGTTCAACGGTGGGAATACAGCCGCGTTCCACGCATCAGCGCCAATCCATGCAAAAATGGGTGATGGGCATTCCAGCGGCACAATTGCGTCTTCATACGGATACTTGAAGTAATACAGTTCCTGATTAAAGGGGTTGGAGCGCACATTTTGTACAGGACGCGCGGCATCGCACCGCGCAGAAACCCAACCCACAGGCTCACCGGTTTCCGCTTTCAACTGCTTGACATCCTCCATCAGCAAACGGTAGCTGCTGGGTGTGAGCACAATGTCATCGTTGGCGCAGATCACTGACTCAAACCCATCAGCAAAGGCTTTGTTGATGATCTCGTTGTAGTCCAGACCAAAGTTCTGCGCCGATCCAAACAGTTTGAAGTCAGCGTTAAATTCGCCAATAATGGACTCTGGACCGCGCAAATAGACAGGCACTTCTGGACAATACTCGGCGATGCTTGTGAGCATCACCCGCAAACCTTTGCCATGTACCGTGCTGATGCATATGGGTGATATCACTTAAAACTGCCTGTTGTAGTTCAGCATCAAATATGGGTTTGATGGATTCCTCGGATCGCGGCGATTCAATTGCACGCCAAAACCACCTTGTGGTGTTTGCAGCATTGCATCAAGTGAATTCGCCTTGAATTGATTACCTCCTTGAATGCTTGGTAGGTATGAACCGCCACCAGATAAACCAAGAATTAAGGACTGCTCTGGAGTTAACTGCATTCTTGTGCCAATTCTTCCACCACCAACAATTCCAGCAATATCAGGCAATGTCTCAGCTTGAGCATTGACATCAATTGGCAATGATGGATTGCCATATGTCTGCTGCATCAATTGTTGCGCCTCCATCTGTCGCTGCATCATTTCTTTTTGCTTGGCAGCTTTATCTGATTGGCTTGTAAAAAAATCAAGTAGTCCCTGATCCATGATTCAACCCTTTGATTTTGTCTTCTTCTTGGCGGTCTTGGCCGCCAACTTAAAGTCAGCAGCAGATGGCGCTGCCTTGCTGCCGACTTTGTTCATCTTCTCGCCAGAGACTGCCGCGATTCTGGCTCTCTTGGCGTTGATGTTGGAGTACAAACCTGGCTTAGTCGCCATTGCTGCCACCGATCTTGATCGTCAACAGTGAATCAGGCATATCGTCTTCGGACTCAGAGTCGCCGTTCTCGCCGTCACCTTTATTTGGACCGCCGACAACCCACGCATCGCAAGTTCTGCTGGCCGCGCACTTGAAGTCGAATATCTCACAATATCCCAAGTCGGCCAGCTTGATCGTTCCCCATGGGTCAGCCTCGTTGCCGATGCCGTTGGCGATGCACTGCTTCAACTTATCGGACACATTGAAAGCCGCGCAGTTCCCGCACAGGCTTTGCTTGGCATCGTCCACCGACACATCCCACTGGTCAGCCTTTTTTGACCAGAATGGCGTATTCGGCAGCGCAGGATTCTCAGGACCATAGGCCGCTGAAGTGATTGCCTTGGCACGATTCTTCAGATTCAGCGTGATGTCTTGCGTTGGAGCAGGACAGCTGGCGCCAGAATCTTGGTAGCCAGGCTTTTGATCCATGGCCTGATCCATGGTGCGTTTTAGCGTTGCCATTACTTCATCACTTTCTTAGGTTTCACGCCAGCAGCACTCAATGCGATGGCCAAGCCTTGTGCTTTGCTTTTGACAACTGGACCGCCTTTGCCACTGTGCAATTTTCCAGCTTTGAATTCGTTATATACCTTAGAGATTTTTTTCTCTGTCTTGGTTTTCTTCATCATTGCGGTTACTCCTTGAAAAATAGGTTGTTGGTGAACCAGTTGTCATTTGGTTTGGGGCGTTTTACTGCATCCGCTCCTGTTGCAGACAGGTGTTTGACTAGAACCACAACACCAACACGGCTGGAGACTGGTGAGGAATTACCAGAGATGGCGCAAGCCTTTCAGCGGCAACCACATGAACCAGTCAATCTCCATGCGTCTTGGTGCATAACCCAATTATGCAACTCTTGAGAGGTTTCTTTTCAACGGTTGTCCCCAACTCGATCCCGCCTTCGATCCCATCATGCCGATCACTGCATCAGATGCAAAGGTCAAGCAAAACGCATCAGCCTTGTCAGGTGAGGCCAAACCCCGCTTTTTGATGTCTTCTTTGCTCTCGATCTGAATCTTGCCGTTAGAGGTAAACATATACCTCACGGTGGCCAACTCAGCCACCAGCAACTCATCTTTGGGCAGACGGCAATCACGCTGCTCCAGCCACGCCTTGGCCTTGTACCAAAGCTCAGCCTTTAGATTCCTGTAAGTCCCACCCATGGCCGGCGACTCCGCGACATTGATGCCGCAAGCCGGTAACTTCAACTCCCGCAGACGGTCAACCACACCAGCGCCAAGACCGATG